TGCATTTGATGACTCTTAATACCGTCGAGGGTGGTGTAAACTTTACACAGCGATACCGCTGGAGTGCCGTGGGAGACCCGACGGACTGGACTTCGTTCTCTGCGGGTGTGAATGATAATCTTAACAATCTAGGTCCTGGACAAGGTCTTCTCAAGCTCGGTCAATACGGGTATGGGTGGCATCAATGGGGTATCGTTCAGATTCAGCCAACTGGAATAGGATTAGCCCCGTTTTATTTTACTCCTATCGCAAATAGCAATATCGGCAACATTGTCCCACGTTCTTTAGATCATTTTAATAGAGACGGTGTAGAATGCGCTGCGTATGTAGGCAAAGACAATGTTTATATTTTCAATCAATCCTCAGTTATTCCAATCGGGGATATGCCTCTTGATGGCAAGCGTAGGATAGGAGCACGTTCGAGGATTTTTGCTGATTTATATTCAGGTAACCCTCTTAACGCCTATTCTTATGTAACACAGGCTATTAATGGTCAGGTTTTCAATGCTTACTGGCTTATTATCCCGAACATTCGTACATGGGTTTATAACTTCGATGAGAATAACTGGACTGATTTTAGTTACAACGGAACTCAAACTGTTGCGGGCTTGTTCTTTAAGAATACTGGTATACGTATTATCGATCTTGTTGGACGTATTCTAGATCAAAGCTGGTCACCCGTTACTATAAACGCAGCGAATCCTCTAGACGGATTTGCTATTGGGTATAACAACGGTCAAATTGCTTATATTGATTTCACGAATTACTCCGAGATAGCCGCGTCGATAACCTCTGGGAAACATATTTTCAAGGATCGTAGACATAAGCATACTGTTAAGAAGTTTCGTCTTACGGTACAGGATCAAGGAGCAGTAACGTACACCATCGTTATATCAAATGATAAAGGCTATTCCGAAACTCAAGTAGTAACTCTTGGAAGCGGGACCGGGGATTCGATAAGCACTATTTTAGGATTCAATGTCACGGGTCTTAGAATTACGTGGACCTGCTCAGTGGCTGCTGGTCAGCCCGGTGCTGTGATTGAATTTTGTCCGATGTTTGACGTTTCTGGGGAGCAGCGTGGGGGAACAATAGATTGAAAGCCTCTCCAAATCTTAATTTCACCGTTATTAAGCCCGAACAAAAGTCTCTAAATGATTTTGTTCAGATGTTGAAAACCGTGTACCAGAACTTTATTCAAGTTTTGAATGGGAATATCGGATTCGGAGATGGGACAATTCCTGATAATATATCAGGATCCTGGATAAACGTAGTAGCTCCTGTAGCTCCGAATACTGATTTTACTGTGAATCACAATCTCCAGAGACTTCCCGTGGGGTATTGGGTTATGCAAAAAGATCGGGCTTGTGATGTTTATACCGGAAGCGTAGCCGCGACAACGACGCAGTTAACTCTGAGAGCTACGGTGGCTTCTGCTGTATTGAGATTGTTTATCATTGGTATTTTATTGGGCTTATTCTCTGCGAGTAGCTACGCTCAAGGAGCTGGACATAGAGATATTGCTTTAGTCTCCGTAAACACATCTGCTGGTTCTGGAATGGTGAAGATTGTTCCAAGTGCTGTTATAACAGTATGTAATGGAACCACTCTCCCTCCTGATGGTTCTGCATGTACAGGGGCTGCGAGTATATTCTCCAATGTTGCTTTGACTCTGCCGCTTCCTAATCCTACTAATGCTGATGCTAAAGGAAATTATGTATTCTTCGCCGCGGCGGGTCAGAATTACGTAGTGAGTGTCGGGGGAGTCGGGGTATCTACATACTCATATATATGGACAGCTCCGATAATCTCATCGGGGGCTTTGATAGTTAGTTCGTTGAGTAGCACCTCCGCCAATCCTGCGTTAACGGGTTTTATTAGAATGGCGAGCGTTGATACCATCGACTGGAGGAACAACACTAACACCGCTGATATTTTACTAGGTAAGAATGTCTCAGACTCTCTTACCTACGCAGGTAACGCTTTTTTAGATTCTATAGGAAACTTCAGAATAGGAGCGTTTAATAGTGGAGCTGGCGCCTCAAGTTCTACCTTTTGGCGTGGAGATGGTACTTGGGCAGCTCCAATATCTATAGCCGCGTCCGTTAATCTAACCGGACAGGGTGCTAACATCGGCGGGACAACACTCTTTACACCTGGTGTTAACGGATTCTATCGAATATCCTGTTATACGGTGGTAACTCAAGCTGCTACTACTAGCTCCACCCTCCCTAGCTGTCTTCTGTTCTCGTACGGTGATGCTGATACTAGTGCTACAGAAACCAATTTCGCTCTCACCGCTATAAGCACATGCAACGCTGTAGGATGTGGCCCTCCATCAAGTAGTAGTTCACCGGTAGCTAGTGGCTCGTACACGTTTAACGCGAAAGGAGGCGTTGCGATTCAATACGCTACCGCAAACTACGCCTCGGTTGGGGGTACTTCTATGCAATACGCGATCCATCTACGATTGGAGGGACCGTTTTAATGTTGAGAAAAATACTCGTCGTTTCGTTTTTTTCTCTGCTATTTATATTTAGTGTTCATGCTCAGAACACTAACGTAACCGCGACTATTACTGACGCTGGTGGGCAGACGTGGAATAATGGTACATACACGTTTAATTTCATCCCGAAGCCTCAGTTTAACGGAACTTATCGACTAAGCGGGGCGCCGTATACTCCTGTTCCTGTAACAGGCTCTCTTAGCTCCGTTGGGGCTTTTACTAGCGTACCTGTTCCAGATAATAATTTAATCACCCCGACAGGAACTCAATGGACTGTTACAGTATGCGCTCAGACTCAGTTTATTTGCTTTACTTCTGGATTTCTTACCATAACTGGCGCTTCTCAGACAATTACTAGCAGTGTTATACCGCCTGCGATTTCTATTACATGCGGACCTGGGGTTGTTGCATATGCTGATTCAGAAGTAAATTGTAGTATCGGGGGACAGTATTATAATTTAATAAGTTTAGGCAATCGTCAATGTACAGCAGTTACGGGAAATGCGTGTACTACTTGGACAGCAGGAGGGAGCGTCACGTCCGGGTCGAACTTGCCCGGCCAGTTCAATATCAAGAACCCTCTCTATGGCGCAATCGGGGACGCCAAGAGTACCACAACCGCTGTTACAACGAATACAAGCAGCACAATTACGGATGCGACGAATTCTCCGTGGCTTGTTAGTGATGTAGGCCATAAGATTTTCTGTGTTTCTCCTCAATTTGGAACTAGCGAACTCTCAACGACAATCTCTACAATCTCAGCATTCACGTCTGCAAGCTCCATATCCATTGCCCCCGCAACCGGGAACGGGCAATCAGGTAGCAGTAGCAAGTGTGTTTGGTTTACCCAGAAAGAAACTACCGCCATGCTCGCCGCTGAAACAGCAGCAGTAGCGGCGCTGCGCTCGAACAGACCAGTCTTCGGACCTAACCTTGCATCCCCAGGAGCAGTTATATGTCCTCCCGGTGGTTACGTAGTTGATGGGCCATTCTTTTTGCAGAATAGTGCGGCTCAATCACAAGGCGTGAGTTTCATCGGTTCAAGTAGATCAGGCTGTATAATTTACATGAGTCCTGACACGACATCCTCCAACGTGGCTTGGATGATGAACAGTACGCAAAACTTTGGCTTTACATTTAGCGACTTTACTGTAGATTGCAGCGCGTTCAATTTTGCTCTCCCTGTAGCACAAGCGTTTAGAATCAATGCTAGTGGAAACTTTACGATCCGCAACGTGGAGTTAGATTCCTGTGGGAACACCGATAATTCTGGAAGAATCGCAATACTTCAATCATCTAATGCTATCATCGATGGACTAGTACTTAATGCGAGTTCGAGTACCTTGGGGCAAGACCCAGGAATTATAATCCAGAATTCTTCTGTCATTCATCTGCGGAATATTAATACGACAAATCCTAGTATCGTACCGCTTCAATTTGTTGGTTCCGGTGGACAAGCCAGTGCTGGAGGGCCGCGTAACGGGACTGGGGGTGGGGTCGTAGTTGAGAATAGCGTATTCGATGAAGGTGGGAACCCTGGTATTATCAGTGTCACTTCAGGTTCTTCTGTTAACTTCATAGGGATAGGATGCTTCGCTGGGATTGTCACCTGTCTCACGGTAGACGGGACTTCCAGCGCGTACATCACAGATAGCCAATTCATACCGTTCAACGGCAGTTGCGGTGGTGGCACGCGTAACGGGATTACGATAGCTTCCGGTGGATTAGTTGAAGCAATGAGTTCTTCTATACAAGGTTGCGGCGCTGGTGCAGCAGGGGCGGCGGTAACAGGCCCAGCTGGAGCAACTTTTTATGACCTTGGTGGGAACGATTACAGAAATTGTACTGGTACTCTCCCTTGTTCGCTTGCTACATTAGCGCAATCATTTAGTAGCGGCGTGTTTCCTGTTTTTCCCTTAGCTACTGGTTCAACTACGCAACTAGGGGGGAGACAAACCGTAAGTGGTACAGCACCAACGTTTGCCGTGACCGGATTCGGGACAGGCCCTACCGTCACTGTCGGGGCGGGGTCAACCGATGCGGCAGGCTCAGTTCTAATAACCGCAGGAACCACTCCAGGGTCGTCTGGAACCTTCACTCTTACTTTTAGCACCATTGCTGGAGCTTATGGCACAAATCCACCAGTATGCATTTTTGGGTTGCAAAACGGTACCGGCTCGTGGAACGCACTCGCTCAAGAGCCGGTTATACAAACACCAACAACAACTTCCGTCGTTGGGAACTGGGCAGATAACTCAGTTCCGCTTACTGCGGCTTCGACATACGGTTTTATTTGGAGTTGTTACGGGAAATAGTCAATGACCAGCGCATAGCAATTAAAGGAAAAAGCAAATGGAAAAACTAAAACTGGCTGTATGTCAAGGTGCAATTATGGGGACTTGCCTTGCTCTAGCCATTGAAATAGTTATCTGGTCTACCTGGGGAGCAATGGAGTTTTCCAGGTGGATTCTGAGCAACTAACATGACCAGCGCATGGCTCATCGCCGCTGTTATGGCCGCTTGCTTGTTTGTAGGCGCTCTTCTGATGCTCAACGGTTATCAGTGGTTTCGTTTACGGGATCAACAAAAGTACTACGAAGGGCGACTAGAGGAACAAAGCAAAGTTCATGGTGAGCGGATAAAGAGCATCGGTCAACAGCTTCGTAACGTGCCTAAAAGGAAGTCAGATAGAGAGCATGAATAGATAATGGCTATAATATGATCATTATTGTGTATCATCATTGGCCTAGCAATAGCTCCGTTAGTTTATCCTTTAATAGATTTAATCATTCTCTGGCTGAAAAGAAGAAGGAATTAATCTAATGGAAAGGGTCTCTTCTACTACAATGAATGGGAACTATATCTACGCAGATTCAGAAGAAGAGCGAGTTGCCATTGCTATAGTTGCCTGTAATGAAGACGAACGTATTAGAAACCCGAGAGGGGTTCTTCCTGGATATGATACATACAGAGAATGGATAAGACCTTTTATTCGACGGGAGATTATACACGCTTTGCTTCAGAAAATACACAAAGGTACAAAAGGGGATGTTAAATACGAAGCGGAGCTGGCTGCGGAGTTAATAGTTATTAATAAGGCTATAGGCGAGAAATTGCATGTTGTGAAAGAGGGGGTCTAGATGCCTATTCTGAGTCCTAGCGGGATACAGTTTTTCATTGGAGATTTGGTTAACGAAGTTCTTTTGCGAACTGAGAATCGTACCAACGACTCCTCTCGTGCAGCGATTTGGCTTCGTGACGCGCTTTTGGAGATAAGTGGCTCTCCTGATTATAGAGACGACTTCGTGGAGTTGGAGGAACTTGGGCCTGTTTTTAATTTGACTGCTAAACAACAAGAGTATGATGAGACTCTTCTCGCCCCAGCGGGTGACATAGTATCCGTTGTAGACGATATTCTAATCTGGGTTAACTTTCCAACAAACTCAGTTCGCCGGAAGCTGGATACGAGTCATTATCAGAAAACCGACAGATTTACTCCCGTACTCTCGCTGCCTACGGAATGGTATCGTCATTCTACGAATATCGGATTTAACCCTACTCCCGATAAAGCGTACCAAGTGCAGTGGCGTATGGTTAAGCAACATCCGATTAATGATAATGTCTTGACACAAACTCAGATCCTACTTCCCCGCGATTGGAATGAAGTTCTCGTATGGTCGGCAGTGTACAGAGGCTTTTCTGAGTTGATGGAATTTGAAAAGGCCGCCAAAGTATATCAACTTATTCACGGTGATCCTAAGGACTCATCCCAACCTGGTCTTATATACTCTGTTAAGAGAAAAAGGAGAAAAGAACAATGGAGAATGGAGAGTCGCTTATCAATGACTCGAAGACCGTACATGTTCGGGAACTAAAAATTTGTAGAAAATGTCTTCTGTCTAAGCCCAAAACTGAGTTTCATAAGGCTCGTACTAATGTAGGTAGGTTTATGCATTGGTGTAAAACGTGCTGGAATAAGAGAGCAAATCAACATAAGATTAATCTTCGTCAAACGGTTTTAAAGATCCTTTGTCCAAATGGGGTAAAGTGTCAATGTTGTTGTGAGTATAGAGACGAATTTATGACAATAGATCATATTAAAGGGCGTAAGAAAGTGAGCGATACCGGAAGTAATCTATATACAAGGCTTATAGCCCTACATAAACTTGGTATTCCTTTGGAAACGGATTATAGAGTTCTATGCATGAATTGTAATCTTTCGTATGGAAGAAGAGGGTACTGTCCTCATGAAGTAGAACGTAAAAATTGCTTACAGGTGGCCTAAATATGCAAACCGGAGCAGGCGATCTTTTTGGTTCTGGCGGTGGAACAAGTCAGATAAAATCAGGCGGAGTTTTCACTGACGCTCCGTGGGGTGGGGGCGGGGTTTCCCCTGGTGGCTCTAATCAATGGATGAGTTATCCTGCTCTTCCGAACTTTAATGTTAGCGGTGGTGGCTCGATGCCACAGCAGTATACACTCGCGGATCAGCTTATTGGAGGTAAGCATAAGCTAGGCGGTGGGATGACGGCAGAGCCGACGATGGATCCGTTATTTACTAATAATTTTTATGGTATGCTGCGACAGTTGATGAGCGGAGGAGGAGGTGATCTTCAGAATCAACTGCTGAGTTTTCTAGGTGGTGGTCAATCTAATATACCCGGAGCGTCTTCGCTAACTAGCATGGCACAGACCGGAAACCCGATTTCTGCACTCCCGGAATGGCAGAAAATGATTCAAGCGCAGCAGCGTGGTATAGGAGAGAACGCCGCGAATCTAAAAGAACAGTTTGCTTTTATGGGTGATCTCGCCAGTAGCCCGATGGCTACGGGAATGTCTGATTACTTTGCACAGACTTCTAAAGATCAGAATGCTTTACTTGGTCAACTCGAAACACAGTCTATGGAAGCCGCAATGCAGCGTGAGCTGGCTGCGAGTCAGGATATAACGGGAATGGCTGGGGCTGAGACTCAATTCTTGAATCAGCTTTTCCAAGGAAGCGCTCTAGCAAGTCCGAATATCTATGGTGGAGGAAAGGGAAGCAGTATCTTAGGTGGAATCGGCTCCTTACTCGGAGCGGGAGCGTCAGGAGCAGGTGCCGGGCTTGCTGCCTCTGCTGGTGGAGCGGGGACGATGGAAGCCATTTTAGCAGGATTAGCGGCTATATGATACTTGATACAAACACCGAAGGTTATTTTGAGGCTTTGAATCAGCAAATTCTCGACAAGCCAATGACACCTGATGGTCAGTATTACTATCAACTTACGGAAAAAGGTTTTATTACCTTACACAAGGATCATCCCTTGATGAAAATGACCGACGATGAATTCGTCGCTACTCTGGATGATCCTTTTTATGATTTAGTAGCCGAGGTAACATACAATGCCGCCATGGGATGAGAAAGTTCCTGGGCAACAGGATCAGTCTGCTCAGATAATGCAGTCGATTATGAAAATGCTTCAAAGCGTGGGTGGTGCTACTGGAGCTACTAGCGGCGGAGGCCCGATCGTACAGCCTGGGACTACTCCACCTCCTCCGCAATCGACGATTCAGTTTGATCCGCATCGCGGAGGCTCTAGTCCGATTTCTACGGCTCCTCCAAGACCGTATACCCCGATGCCGCAGACAGAGCAGACTGGAGAACAAAGCACTAGAAGCGGGCAGGTAAACGCTGGTCTTACGAGTTTAGGTAATTCTCTAAGTGGGATTTTTAATACCATCGGTCAGAAAGAACATGCTAAGAAAGCCGCTCTCGCGGAGAATTATTTAATGCAGATTAATGGTTTACTCGCCTCTGGCGATCCTGGAGATAAGCAGAAGGCAATGATGATTCTGGAGGATCCGAAGATCCGTAAAGTCTTAAAGACTGGTCTTGAGTATGTCCCTCTCGAAGAGGAAGTTCCTCCAGAGGCTCACGGAGTTCAGAGCGCGATTCAGAAGATTCAGAAAGGCGGAGCTGGACAGCCTCCTCAAGGACAATCTCAAGGACAGCCACAGAGACAGCCTATTATTCCGCAGGCTTCTCAGGAACAACAGCTTAAAGCTGCTATGACTTCGGCTTTATTACAGAAAATAAAGCAGGATCCAGCTGCCGCGATTAGCATGATGGGACAGTCGCAAATGGATTCTGCGGAGCAACATGCTTCTGAATTCTATAAATCTGGTCTTGGCTTGAGTCCTGCTGATATACAGACTATGACCGCCCAGGAGAAACTAGCAGGCTTGAAGATATACGAACAAGCCGTCGGTGCAGCTATACGCGGTGAGATTGATATGTACAAAGCGGGAATGGGTTATAAAGGTAAAGTAGACTCCGCTACTGTTCTTGGAAATGCTCGTAAATACGCCGCGGACGCAATGAAATCAGCCTGGGCAGCCAGAGATAAAAAGAAAGGCGGAGCCTCCAACTATGCCGCAGGGGCAAAGGTTTACGAGGATTACGCTAAGAAGTATCTCGATCTCGCAGAGAAAGGAAAAGATGCCAAGGGTATGCCTTTGTCAGAAGAACAGAAAAAGATTTATCAGCAAAAAGCCGACGCTTATCAACGGCAAGCGGACGAATATCTGAATCAAGTCGGCGATCAGGAATTAATGGAAATGTTTATGAAGTCCGTTGAAGAGGAGCCAGATGCCTCAGAGTCAGACCCAGAGCCAAAGCCCAATTAACGGCGTTCCGCAAGGAGATTATCAAGCAGTTGATCCTCGGAAGGATCCTATCGCATTTGTGTTTCAGAATAAAGAAGCTCTTGGAAGAATGGATCCTGATAAGGCTGTTAAATTCGTTGATATGCTTTTCAGAAGAGTAGCGTTACCGAAATACCAGAAGGTAAATCAACAGCGTCCGCTTGATGAAGAGGAATTAGAAGGACTACGACTTCAATTTGCAGCGAGAATGTTCGGAATCCCGTATGAGCAGAAAACGAAGTTAAAAGATCCGGAAGTTAAGCATGGTACTTTAGCGAAAGCTGGTGCTTTAGCAGCCGGTGCTGGGGCAGGTGTAATAGGAGGTTTACGAAGTATTGAGGAATTAAGAGAGAAGATTCAAAAGAGTCTTGGTCCTATTGGAAAGATTGCTCAGTATGATCCAGTTAACATAGCCATGAAAAAGGCTATGACCCCCGCAGGCAAAGTAGAAAGCAGAGCCTTCGAAGAAGCCAAGACAGTTTCTCCAGGTGGGGCTGATGTAGCCGCTGGGATAGGGCATCAAATACCTGCTGCTATCGCTACGGCTGGTGTAGGATCTATCCTACCTGGTGCTGCTAAAACTGCCCCATTGGCTGGGAGAGTAATAGCAGGGGGAGCCAAGGGAGCTTTAGAGGGTGGAACTTTCGAAGCGTCAAGACCGGGGGGTGATTCGGCTAGCGGCGCACAATGGGGAGGAGTTCTTGGCGCAGCATTTCCAATGCTCGGAAAGATGTTCGGACTTGGGCGTAAAGCTGTTTCCTCAACTGCGCCTGAGGCTGCTAAGGCTGTGGGGTCCGCGACAGCGGAAGGGGCCACAGCCAAAGCGGCAGCCGTTGCTGCTAAGGCAGCGGAGGAGAATCCGTCCATAGGAAAGACTCTTGGTCAAGTCGAGAAGCGCGTATCTGAAGGCAAGTCTCCGACTGGTACGGAACGTCGAGCGGGTCCGTTGAGTGAGATTAAAGGTCCTGACCCAATTAGAGACGCGCGTATTTCTGAACTGAGGAATCTCGCCAAGACAGGCACAGCCGAGGAGAAAGCATACGCCGAATCTGCTCTGAAGGATATGAGAGAACATCCTTTCGAAAGCGGAGCTACGCTTGGGGAAGATATTCGAAAAGCTAGAGCTAAAGAAGGCTCTAAGCCAATTACGAAGTTATCTCCGGAGGAGACAGGACCGAAGATTAGAGCAAAAGAAGGTAAGCCAGCCTCACCTGCACAGCAAGCGGCGGATAGAGAGAGAATAGCCGCGAAGCGAGAGCTTTCGAAGAAAGAAGAATTCGGGTCTGCCTTAGAAAAACATGCTCAGGGATTGGCTGGCAAGTATACCCCTGGTTCCTTAAATATGATGCACATTCCTGAACTAGAAGAGGCTATGAAGGATTTCCCTAACGGAGAATCTTTTCTAAGAGGCTTTCAGAAGTTAAGAAAACAGGGTAGATTATCCGATGAGCTTTATTTTCATGAAATGAAGGATTGGCTCGAACAACAATTTGGTGCTCAATAATGAGTTGGCTTGGCGAAGCAATTTCGACTTTAGGGAAGGGAGTAAAGGAATTTCTCCCTAAGATTTTCTCTAGCGAACTTTCTACCACTGCTGTTATGTCTGGAGAGGGAGCTTTGAGGAGAGCAGGTCCGTTCGGAGATATGCTCGTAGATTCGATGAAATCTTGGCAGGATAAATCTGCTCAGAATTCCATCGAATCTACGAGCATATCTCCGAACGGACCTGCTCTCCTCAAAGCTCCC